GTGGATATAGTATTGGCGCTGTTGGTAATCTTTCTACTTATGGAATGTATGCTGATGATAGTACTTTTGAACTAGTTCCAGCGTGGCAAAATGTTTTACAGGCTTATGCTTTCAAGGAAGATATGAACGTCAGAGCTTCCCACTATTCTTTTGAAATTAATAATAATAAACTCAGAATCTATCCAACTCCCCAAGGAGCTAATCCTAAAAAGTTCTGGGTAGAGTTTAGAGTGGCTGAAGAAGCATTTACAGAGGCAGATGACCGCAAGTATGGAGCAGACGGGGTTAGTAATGTTAACACTCTACCCTTTCCTAATGTTCCCTATAAAAATATCAACAGTATTGGTAAACAGTGGTGCCGACGTTTTGCGCTTGCTTCAGCAAAAGAGACGCTTGGTCAAGTCCGTTCTAAATTAGCATCCATTCCAATCCCAGGAAATGATGTAACTCTCAATGGGTCGGCTCTTGTCAGCGAAGCTAAAGAAGAACAAGCTGCTTTGAGAGAGGAATTGAAGGCTGTATTGGATGAAATGGTGTACGGTAAGTTGGCAGAGGGCGATGCTGCGCTTCAAAACAGTATTTCTGAGGTTGTTCGACACATTCCAGTTGGAATATATGTAGGGTGAGTAACATATGAACGAGAATAGATGGTCCCAACCAGTTCAGCCACCTCCTCCCATGTTTGTGGGACAAGCTGAGCGTAATTTTGTAAAACAAATTAATGATGAAGTAATAGAAAAGGTTGTTGGGCAACAAATACTTTATTTTCCGATTGATGTCACCAAGTCAGACTATCATCCGCTATATGGGGAATCCCTAAGGAAATCCTTCATCTCCCCTCTTCGAGTCTATGGTCTTATAGAATATCAGGGCTCTGACAGAACTCAGGAAGAGTATGGGTTCAACACTCTTAAAAATATCACAGCCCATCTCCATAAAAGACGACTCACCCAGGACCAAGATTTATTTGCCCGTCTTGGAGATTTTATTCAGTATGATAACTACTTTTTTGAAATAGTGGATATTTCTAGTCCTCGATATCTTTTTGGTCAGGATGCTGGATTTGCAGACTATACTTCTTTTGAGGTTGAGCTAACCTGCAAGCAAGTCCGCAACGGTATGTTCAATCCTAGTAAAAAAACTAATTACGGAGCCTGGAGTACTTAATGCCTAAAAGAACTATATTAAACCAAGACTTGAGGTCCACGTATCCACTGTCTCCATCGAAGATGGAGGATATAGATTATGCTATTTATAACTACGTTAACGATGAGCTTAATATTTTTTGTGACTCAAACGAGGGCTTCCGCAAAGTACCGGTGATTTTCTCAGGAAAAGAAAGAGCATTTGATATTAAATCAGACCCCTCTCTACGAACGGCAGATGATAACGTACTGGAGTACCCACTTATATCATTGACCAAGACTTCAATCAATAGAGACCCAGCCAAAAAAGGTCGCTACGGTGTAAATATACCCCCGTACTTTGATGTATATCCTCAGGGTTCTATACCTATAGCTCGACAAGTTTTACAAAAAGAATCTCGTGACCGAGCAAATAACACTGCTATTAATAGATTTGGACAGGGCACAGACTCCACATACGAGACTTTTCCTTTTGATAATGAAGAGGCAGTCTATGAAACTCTTTTTGTAACAATGCCTGTGTTTTTAGAAATTTCTTATGACCTGCATATTATCTCTAATTATAGACAGCAAATGAATCAAATTCTTGCCCCTTTTCTGACCCGTTTTACAACCCCGGCGGTTTTCCCCATTACTTATCAGGGTCATTCTTATGAAGCATTTTTGGACCCAAATTGGAACGAAGAAGGGACTGCTTCTTCTTTGGGCACAGAGGAGAGAACTTTCAAGACAACTACAACAATCAAGGTGCTTGGTCACATTATCGACGCACAAGAAAACTCCGAGCGACCAGCAGTCATTCGCCGCCAGTCAGCAGCTAAAGTTACCCTCGGTAGAGAGCGCACGATTGTGGGAGATATACCAGAATTTCATACCAATCGCAAAGATAAATATAGGCGGTGATAAGAATAAGGTCTTTGGGTTTCTGGCTTACTATTTAGTAGTAGAGATTTGTGCATCCTACAGGATTACAGGTTACTTTAAATTACGTCAAAAAGATGATTATATACAAGGAGAGAAAAATAAATGTCTGACAACTCTTCACGCAAGTTTAAGTTTATTTCGCCTGGTGTTTTTATCGATGAAATAGATAATTCCGCCTTACCCGAAACCCCTGGGGCTATTGGACCGCTCGTTATTGGGCGTGCTCTAAAAGGACCAGCAAATAAGCCAGTTCAAGTTTCTTCTTTTTCTGATTTTGTAGAAACTTTTGGAAACCCCGTAGCAGGCGGTGTGTCAAATGATATATGGCGAGATGGCAACGAAAGTGGTCCTACTTACGCTGCTTATGCTGCTCAAGCTTGGTTACGAAATGGTTCTCCATTGTCTTTTATGCGTGTACTTGGCGACCAAGATACTAATGCCACCTCCGCCGGTAAAGCTGGCTGGAAGGTAGGCGCTATTACTGCTAACGGTGAGACGGGCAACAATGCAGGTGGTGTTTACGCCTTGTGTGTATGGCCTTCAGCTTCTATCGGAACCGTTGTTTCTGGCGCTGTGGCTGCACAGTTCTATCTTGATTCAGGACGTATCTTGGTGTCGGGAACTGTTGCCGCTAGTGCTTCAGCCGCCACTCCTATGTTGAGCATTTCCGGCTCAACCATGTACGAGGTTACGGACATCGATAACATTAACTTGATTATCACTGGAAGTTCGGTACCTAACAGTAACAAGACCGTTACTGTTAGTCTTAATCCTAATAGCGAAAACTTTGTCCGCAAAGTATTAAACACTAATCCTACAGTTACTAATAGTGCTATAACTACAACTGCTACTCGTAATTTTTATGATGGTGGAATCTATTTCTTGGGCGAAAGCTTTGAGCGAGCACTAACTCCTTCTGGAAGTAACTCCATTGGGGTGCTCAACTCAGCTATCAGCAGCGGCAAGTTTTATGCTGCGATGATGCCAATGATGCGAAATACAGCTTCGGCTAGTGACTTTAATAATACCGTCGCAGTCCAGCAGAATGATTTTGAAGGTGCAGCAACACGAGGAACCACTGGTTGGTTCATCTCTCAGGATTTGAGTGAGAATAACGCTGCTTATAACGCTCGGGATATGCAAAAGCTTTTCCGTCTTGAAGCTATTACGGCTGGCGAGTTTACTCAAAGAGAGGTGAAAATATCCATCTCTAACATCAAAGCTCCAGAAGGTGACTTCCAAACATTTGGAAGCTTCTCTGTTTTAGTTCGAGATATCACAGACACAGATAATAGACCTCAGATTATTGAACGCTTTGATAATCTAAATCTTAATGCTGCGTCTCCAAACTACATTGCTAAAATCATTGGCGACAAGTACCAAGTGTATAGCCAAACAGAGCAGCGCAATGTGGAATACGGAGATTTTACAAATAACTCTAACTATATCCGTGTTGTAATGGACGATGACGTAGCCGCAGGTACATTGGAACCACGCCTCCTTCCGTTTGGTGTCCACGGACCCCTTAAGTATCGTGATGTTGGTGTCGTAGGATACTCTAGTGGCTTCAGTCACTTGCTTGGTCTTCCTGTTTCTGGTACTCGTGGTACTGGCAAGTGTGCCCAGTCTATGGTTGCTGGTGGTAACCACAATATTTTAGGTAGTGCGGGACACGATGGCGCAGAACAAGATGTACTGTATGCCCCAGGTCGAGGAGCCACTCAGACTTATAGTCTACTTTCGTCGGTAGTGGGTGCTGGTGGTAAGACTGTTGGAGAGTTGAACGCTCAGACTCTTACAGTTACCGGCTCAGATGGTTCGCCATATTCGTTTACTTTCAATTCGCTTATTTCTACCTCGACAAAGACGGAAATTGCTACTGATGGGCTTGGCGGAGATAAGCCGGGTATCTATGCGAAAATCGTTAGTTCGGTTCACCTTGCCCGCAAGGCTGGCGACGTGTTTATCACCGCATCGTACAACAGCGGAGATGACTTCATTACCTTCACAAACCTGAACCGGGGCACGCCTGGTAACGGCACCAATACAGGCGATTTCCGAGGAACTATCTCTGGTTCGGCAGTCAATGGCAACACTAACCTAAATTCTGGTGTTCCCAACCGTGGCTCGGTGCAACTTGTTGGTATTACCGGCTCGGGCAACTCTCGCTTCGGCTCAGGAACCAACAGCATCAATGGCGAAGCCTTTGTTGTTGGCGCTGACTGGTCTGGTTCCATTCAGTTCCCAACAGTTCCGCTTCGTCAAGGAAGCACCTGGGGAACACCCAAGTCAGCTAAGAGCACCTTCTGGGGCGCTTGGACTGGACGAACGGCTACAGATACTTTCTTTAGTCCAGAGGTTGTAGATTGTTTGAGAATCCGCTCGTTTGATGCTTCAACAAATACTAATCCCTCCAGTACTGACCACGATGTAGCATTTGAAACATCAGCCTTGTCGGGCAGCGACCCAATAGTTATCTCCTGGGTATTCTCTCTGGATAACGTTGCAGGAACCACTGGAACAGGTTATAGCTATTCTCGCTCTAACCGCAAGAACGGTCTGAGCATCACTGCCCAGGCAGGAAACTCTTACAAGAGTCCATTGTCTGGAAACATTGACAGGTTTACGACCGTGTTGTTTGGTGGTTCTGATGGTTACAACATCACAGAAAGAGAACCTTTCAGAAACAGTGGAATCACCTCAACAGATGAAAAAGCCGATTATGCACTTTTTTCGCTGAAAAAAGCAATCAACATTGCATCTGATGCCGATGGCGTACAAATGAACGCCATTACGATTCCGGGGGTAACAAACACCACTGTAACTGATTATCTGTTGGATATGGTTGAGGACCGTGCAGACGCATTAGCCCTTATCGATATTCCTTTCGCTTATACGCCGGATACGGAAGATACAGGTTCATCGGAATCAAGAAACGCAGCAAATACCCCAACGGCTGCCGCCAACAACCTGGCTTCTCGTAGTATCAATAACAGCTTCGGAGCTACTTACTATCCGTGGGTACAGATTCAAGATACTTCGACTAACCAACTTCTGTGGGCTCCGCCCTCAATAGCGGCTTTGGGCGTACTCTCTTCAACAGATAGGAATCAAGCACCTTGGTTTGCTCCTGCTGGGTTCACCCGTGGTGGTCTTAGCGAGGGAGCGGCTGGTATTCCAGTCTTAGACGTATCTCGACGCTTGTCTTCTGATGAAAGGGACACACTCTATGAAACAAACATTAATCCGATTGCCAAGTTCCCTGCCGAAGGTATTGTGATATTTGGACAGAAGACGCTGCAACAAACAGCCTCGGCTCTGGACCGCATTAATGTTCGTCGTCTGATGATTTTCCTGAAGCGTGAAATATCTTTCATTGCTTCTCGACTGTTGTTTGACGCAAACACTAAGATTACTTGGGATAGGTTCAAGGGTCAAGCCATACCTCTTCTGGAGGGCGTCAAGGCTCAGTTTGGTATTGAGGATTTCCGTCTAATCCTGGATGAATCCACAACTACACCAGACTTGATTGACCGTAATATTATCTATGCTAAGTTGCTGGTCAAACCAACTCGTTCGGTAGAGTTCTTCGCTATCGACTTCGTAGTTACAAACAGTGGAGCTTCTTTCGACGAATAAATCGTCGGGAGAACTATTTATTATAAGGAGTACCTAGAATAATGTCTTTATTTTGGAGTGACGTAAAAACAGAACCAAAGCGCCGCTATCGATTTACGCTTGGTTTTTCTAGAAAAGGCGGAGAAAATCAGATACCGCTGTGGACGGTAAAGACAGCAGCGAAACCTAAGGCTACTGTGTCTACCATTGAGCACCAGTTCATGGACCACATATTTAAGTATCCCGGACGAGTTACTTGGGACCCGATTACAGTTACTCTGGTAGACCCAGTGGAGCCTGATTTGTCGTGGCAGTTCCTCAACGTTCTTGGCGCTGGAGGCTATAAGTATCCTACTAACTCTGAAATATCTCAAAAGAGTCTTTCAAAGAAGGCAATTCACGAAGCTATTGGCGATGTGTTCATTAAGCAAATAGATGACTTGGGTAACGACATTGAAATCTGGAGACTGGTAAACCCCTTTATTACTTCAGTAGATTTTGGCGGTCAGTTGGATTACTCAAGCGATGAAATGAACGAAGTGACTGTCGAGATTACTTTTGATTGGGCAGAACTTACGTTTACCCAGCAGAATAAAAATACTAGGACAGCGGCTAACTAATTTAACGTTATAAACAATGTAAAGTATTATTATTATGCTTTATAGAAAGGTTACATAGATGAGTAGAAATGAAAACCGTACTGGAATACCGGAGACCGTAGGCATTGATGATGCACCTGCGGCTCCGGTTTCTGCTAATTCTCCCCAATCATCGGGAGGTTTTAGCTGGTCCATTCCCACAGAATTTGTCAAACTACCAAGTCAGGGAAAATTTTATCCAAATGGTCACCCCCTATCTGGGGTAGAACAAGTAGAAATTAAATATATGACTGCCAAGGAGGAAGATATTCTTACTTCTCGGGCTCTTCTTAAAGAGGGTATTGCACTGGATAGGATGCTACAAAACTTATTGGTTGATAAGTCTGTCAATCTTGCCGAGATGCTAGTGGGTGACAAGAATGCTCTTTTGGTAGCTGCTCGTGCTACGGGATACGGAGAAAACTATCAAACTAAGGTAACTTGTCCCTCCTGCAACGAGACAGATACTTTCGAATTTGATATAAGCGAACCCAAGGTAACTCCGTTTGAGAGTTCAATTGAGTATCACAACATTGAACAAACAGAAAACAAGACCTTCTTGATAGGTCTGCCTATGACCCAGGTTGTGGTGGAATGTAAATTATTGACAGGTAAGGATGAGATTGCTCTTCTTAAAGAGGCTGACCGAAAATCTAAAAAGAAAATTGAATCATCTCCAACTACTGATTGGTTTCGCTCCGTTGCAGTATCCATTAATGGCGACTCAGATTCCCTCTCTTTAATAAGTTTTGCGAATCAAATGCCTGCTAGAGATGCTCGTCATCTTCGAGTAGTATACTCTTCGATAGTACCTAATATTGACCTAACTCAAACATTTGAATGCACTAACTGCAACTACTCAGCGGACATGGAGGTTCCGCTGAATTTGGACTTTTTTTGGCCTGGATGAACAGTACAAAGAAATAATATATGAAGAGTGCTTTCAAATGAAGTACTATGGTGGGTGGAGTTTCTTTGAGACATACAACCTCCCTATTCAAGTCCGGAGATGGTTTTTAGAGCGCCTTGTCAAACAAAAGGAAGATGAGAATAAAGCGATGGAAGAGTCGCAGCGCAAGTCTAAAGGTCACACTCATCGCTTTAAGTAATAAATTATTTTTTTAACTACTTATTAAGGCGCAGATGTGCGCTCCAACAGGGGGCTTTTTCGTGAAGAATGAAGATTTTGATAATAAAGTATTAGACTTGGGTGAAGTAAAGAAGCAACTCAACGAAAATATTCTCCATGTATTCGCAGCGTGGATAGAATATCTTCTATCTAAGATGTTTAAGGGTCGCCGTATTCCAGTCCGAGTTCGAGGCAACCGAATAGAAATCGAAAGATTCACGGACGCACTGGTAAATGAAAAGCGTTATATGGAATTCATTAAGAAATACGGTCTTGATGACCCAATGACTTATCGACAAAAATCTAAACTAGATGTGGCTATTCGCAGGTTTGAAAGAGAGGCAGGCATCAACTGGCCTATTAGGAAGGGATAGTAAGAAGTGGCAAACGGCGACGACAACAAACCTATCTCACCTGAAGAGACTAACGAAAGTACCGAGTCTACCAAGCGAAATACCGAAGAGACTAAGAAGAATGAGTCAGCCCGAAAAAAGCTGCTTGAAACTCTTTTAGCTGAAGCCAATGCCCGCAAGGCTCTCAATGAATTAGAAGAAGAGGCATATTTACGCTCTCAGTCTACGTTTAAACTACAAGAGAAAGTAAAAATCCAAACTAAGAGTGGCATTGAACAAGAGCTTACTCGAATCGAAGTACTCAAACGAGTAACAGAATTAGAAGAAAAACAAAACACCAACAGAGAAAAAGGTCTTCCTCTTATGCGAGAGGAACAAGAAGAACTCAATGCTCTTATTGGTGTTCTTGGCAAAGAAGAAAAAGCCTATCTGGCTAAAAAGAAACAACTAGAAGATACTCGCAAGGCGCAAGACTTTCTCAAGTCTTCTACGGAACAATTAACAGGAGTTCAGCTTGACAGTATTATGACTGTCAAAGGAGTAACTTCCAGCCTCATTGGGATGATAACTTCCCTTGATAAAGCCTCGGTAGAGTTAGCCAAAACAACAGGTTTTACCCGAGCTTTCCGTGGAGACATGGTAAGCCTAGCCCAGGCAAGTGATGGTCTTTACACAACATTAGCTGAAAGCGGGCAGATAGTCGGAAGCTTAACTACACAGTTCAGTCTTTTTGCAGCAGAAGGTGATTCTACTCGACGAATGGTGGGAGATACCGCAGCCCTGTTCCTTAAATTGGGAGTAGAAGCAAGCGAGACCGCTGCCTCGTTTGACCTTCTTACCCGAGGTATGGGAATGAGTGTGGAGGCTGCAAACTCTACGGTGTTGTCTTTTGAGAGATTATCCCAAGAGATAGGTGTCCCCACAGGGCAGATAGTCAAAGATTTTAACCAACTGGCACCTGAGCTAGCTCGTTTTGGTAAACGAGGGGATGAAGTATTTAGAAACCTAGAAAGAAGAGCCCGCTCGCTGGGAATGTCAACGAGCGAGATGTTTAATATCTCAGAATTGGCTGATACCTTTGAAGGCGCATCTGACTTAGCTGGCAAGTTGAATGCTCAGTTTGGGATGCAACTCAACTCAATGGAGCTTATGAGAGCAGAAGGTGTTGAAAGAATAGACCTGATGAGGCAAGAGTTTCAAGCCCGAGGTCTAAACTTCAACGATATGCATAAACGTCAAAAGCAAATGGTTGCGGAGATAATGGGAGTAGATGTTCAAACAGCCTCTCGATTATTCGGCGACCCAGTTGAGCTACAGAAATTCCAAAGAGAACAGTTAGAGGCGAATGAACGTGCGCAAAAGATGATAAGCCTTCAGGATAAGTTTGGTGCCATTACAGAAAAAGTATTCCTAATGGTAGAGAAACCACTAAGCATTATATTGGAGCAGTTTACTAAAATTGCTGATATGATTGATGGCAACTCTGGCGTAAGTTTAGTTGCAGGAATGATGATATTGAAAGTAGCCTTTACTGGCGCAATAGCTGTAATGAAGGGTTTGATATTCTTACCCCGATTAATTCAGCAGTCAGTTATGCAAATGAATATGTTGGCTGCTGCCACTAACCGTGCTGCCGCTGCGTCCTCTCGCCTTAGTATGTCAAGCCGTGGCGGTATGGGCGGTATGGGCGGAAGAGGACCTCGTGGTGGCGG